TGTAATCCACGAAGTTCATAACCACCTTCAGAAATTACGGTAGAACATACTTGTTTGAGAGTGCTTGAACTTGTTGTAATTCCAGTATTCGCAATCTCATATCTCAAAGGTAATGATGCAGTTGTGATATAAGTTGATTGGATAATATTTGCGTGATGGAATGAGTGGCAGTGAACAAAGTTTCCATCAATTACAAAACCAACTCTTACAGTTCCAAGTCCCAACCACTCAATATCCATCCAAAGAATTTGTGCTTTGGAAATGTCTAATGTATATCCAGAAACACCAGTTCCATCTAACTTATCAATATTCCATTCTGTTTGTGGAACTACAATCTCTGTTCCCGTTGATAGACTTCTTTCTACAAAACTTACCGATGTGCTTCCAATACCAGAAACTTGGAGATACATTCCATTATCAGCACCAAAGTATCCAACTCTTTGTCTTAAATTTTCCTTTGGAGAATTCATTACAAAAGTATTCAATACTAGTAATGATTTTCCTGGTTGATAGGAGAATACCTTTGTGGTTTCTCTGATAACTGATGAACCACTTGTAGTTCCAATACCTATGCTGATTAAACCTTGTGCTGTTACAAATCCAACTGTAGAACCAGTTCCTACAATTAAACTATCCCAAAGATTATTGTCTCTATACCTATGAGAACTATCAAAAAGTGTGAGTGGATTTGATACTCTTGTTCTTCCAAAAGCATCAGGATTTACACTAACGGGAAATCTATTAATATTATCTACTATTCTTCCATCTCTAGTAGCAACACCATTAACTTCAAAGAGAGTTCTCTCTTGATTTAAGAAGTCTTGTTCATTTTTATTCCACTGAGCCATGAATCAATCACTCCACGTTAAACTTTCTGGCCTGTATCTTTGTGAATTTTTAATTTTTAATGCGTTGGAAGATGCTGGATAAATGTTATGAACAATTGCTCCAGGATATTCTCCTTGAAGTTGTTCTGCTAACGCATTTTTATCGAGCATTTTACCTTCAACTTCCATACGATATAACTTACCCTGCCAAACTATATTAGCAAGAAAAGATTCAGTTGTTTGCTCTGGTTGAGCACTATTCATATAGAGATTTCCATTAAAATCTCCTGCTATATTTACACTCTCTGAAATAAACTCTTTAAAGGATTTCATTTTAGTTACAGTTCCAACGACGAAGTGCTTTGTTAATTCTCGAATCAGGATCTCTTGCGGTCTTTGCTGAAGTAAGTTTAGATTTCATTCCAGACATACGAGAGCAAAATGATTTACGTCTTGCTGCTCTTTTACCAGTTGGTTTTTTTTCAGTTACTGCAGTTTGAAGTTTTGAACCTGGATTCTCACGACGATATGCTTTTACTGCAGCAGGACTTAATCCATCAGTTTTATCTTTGCGATTTACTGATTGCCAATCTTCCATAAATTGACTGAAAGTTTTTGACTCCTTTCTAAGTTGTTGTATAGCATTATCATATCTTTCCCCACCTATGCGTGAAGTTTTTCTTTCACTATCAAGTGCCTTATCTACTGCGGGTTTAACAAACTTTTTCATAAGATAAGGAGCTGCCGCTGCAGCAGCAACACCACCAGCAACTAAAGCAGGAGCAATTTCATCAAGATTATTTTGTTCTACTCTCATTTCTCCACTATCAATATAATCAGCAGCAGAATCTAGATAATCTGCCGCTTTTGTAATTTTTGATTGAACCCATGCTTCAATATTACCCTCACCTTTCATTTTCTTACGAAGTCTTTTTGCTGCGGAGATGATTGTAGAAATTTCTGAGCGAGACATTGAATGCTCGTGGTCATATGATTCTGGAAAATTTCCAGGATGCACTGTAGCAATATTATACTTTCTTTGATTTGGTGAAAGTGGAGCAGGGAGAGAAAACATATCCCAATATTTTGGTCCATATTTGCATTGTGCTCTTGTTTCACATTTATCACATTTTGGACAATATCTAATCATTTCCATTTCTTCATTTGCCTTTACGCAACGATTATAAGTTTTTCCAAATAATTTTTGAGTACCTTTCTTTTTATATCCAGGCCAACATTTTTTTGCTTCACCAATAATAGTTTCCTCAGACTTCGTACCCCAATTATCAGCACCTACTTTACGACATTTAACAAGTGCTCCAGAAGCATATGCACTTGGCCAAACATCATATCTAGACTTTACTTTATAATAGCAAGCATCTTTTTTACCACTACCCTTTCCAGGTTTATCTTTAACTTCTTGTAAATCCATTTCTTCTTTCATTTTTTTAGGTTTATCTGTTGGAACATAAGTTGGTTTTGCAGCACCAGTTTTTTCTGGTTGATTTGGGTCTGCAGCACTTTTTCTTCTTTGTGCCGATATTCTTTCAGATTTTGTCATACTTGCTCTTTTATCTGAAGAAACACACTTAGGTGTTTCATCTTCTTCACCTTCTTCGCGGGCACAAGGTTCTCCAGAAATTACTTCAACCCAACCAGGTTTTCCTTTTTTACCTTTTGATTTAGATTGACCAAACCAAGCACGAATACCTTCTTCATTTATTTTTACATCTTTGAACTTTTTATGTTCTCTTTTAGCAGATGCTTCCATTTTTTTCAAACGAGTATAATAATCTGGAATTTCATCTAAATGTTGAAGAGCAATTTCTTTTGCCAATTTATGATTTTTAGTATGCTCATGTTCGATTGGTTCTCCTATGTCCAATTGCTTCTGAATAAATGAAACATCCATACGATGCTTCTTAGCAATTTCTTCAACTGTTTTGAAAGGTTTAAATTGTTCTTTCAATTTCTTTTTACGCCCTTGACAATGAGATTTCTGAGAAAATCCTTTTGGATTGTCGCAATCAATACTTTTTTTATATTTGTCCGACCAACCCATTGGGATACTAAAATTACTCTTTATTATTTAGAAAACCTTGTTTGAGTAATTTTGAGAGTTCTGATGTAGATCCAACAAAAACGGCGTTATTTGTTACATTGTTAGTTGTTTTAATGGACTCATCTTCAACATCTTTTAATTTTTTCTGCAAATCTATAAGTTTATCTGTAACATCACCAACACTTTTAATAAGTTGTCCAGCAACTTCATATGCTCTTGGACTTCCACCTTCACCAGCAAGTTCCATTATTCCATTAATTGCTTCTTGCCCCTTTTCAATTAGTGAATAAAGATTTGCTCTAGTATATTCATAATCTTTTTTAATATCATCCGTTTTCAGAGGAGATATATTTAGTTCCTCTTTTACTTTTTCTACCTCAATAATATTACTTTCAATATTAAGAGCAGAATCTAATCCATCAAATGTGTTACCCATACAATCTTAAATATCTATTTGTTGTGTTGGACTGTAAGTTTTTGAATCTTCAAAACTTTGCCAAACTTCATTAAATCCAAAATCATCTTCTGGTTCTGCATCAATTGGATCTGGAGTCGCAATATATCTCATCTGTCTCTTTGCAGTTAAGGTATCTGTTCCAGTATAGAGATCAACTTGTACCTTGCGAATAAGACTATCCGTAGAGTCTGCAATTGGACCAAACAGATAAGTTTTTGCTGTAAAATTGAGGGTATAAATTAATACTCTTCGCGTAGAAAAATCTCCTTCATAATCGTCAGTAAAGGATATATTATCCAATACAATAGGAATGTCTCTCTTCTCACCAATGGAGTCTATTAAATCTACAGTTAGATTAAATGATGGTTGAAAATATGGAAGTATTTGCTCAACTATTTGTAAAGCATCATCTTGCAACTTAGTCATTATATTTAATTGAAATCCAATATTGTATGGAACTGGAAGATAAACTTTTTTTAAATTGGTGCCATCAGATGCTTTAAAAGTTTGCGTAACATTTGCTTTTCGGGTAGCATCATATTGAATAGATGTCATTTCAAAAGACATTCTAGGAAGAGTAATTGCTACAGGTTTATTTAAATCTGCTTGCTGTTGCAATCTTGCAAGAAATTTTTGCATTGGACCATATGCCAATGACACCCTCATTTCATCATAAACATTTCCTTGAGCATCCAAATGTTTTATAAAAATTTGATTAAAAACTGTTCCAAATGCAATAACAGTTTTTCTAATAATTTGATGGTAGTAATAACTTCCTAGCATTAATAATTACCGAATGGATTTGACTCTGAAAAATCAACAATTGTATCTGCTTCTAATTCTATTTGATCATTATCTTCATATTTATCTTCAAATTTTGCTTCCTCTATAAAGTCAACACAATATTGGGCAGATGAACCTGATCCAACTATAATATCTGCCGGTACAAAATTGCCATTTGTTGTACCAACTTTAAGAATGTTTGTATTTTTATTCCAAGTTTTAACTCTTGCAGTGGCTTGAGAAATTGAACCAGTTACCACTTCATTAAATATAAAAGTTCCTATACCAGTAAGAATCGGTGGTTGTGCAATTGTAATCACTGGATTTGATGTATATCCAATTCCAGCATCGGACAACAAAACTCCAACAACATTTCCAGTTGTGCTAATTGAAACTCTACCAATCGCAGTTATTGCTAAGCCTACTGTTGGGTTTGCAAATGTAATTGTAGGTTCTATTGGATATCCAGATCCGATTTCTGTAACTATTACACTAGAAATTCCCACATATCCGGTAACCAAGATAGATTCAGCTGTAGCACCAGATCCACTACCTCCGGTTATTGTTACTGTGGGTGCTATTGTGTATCCTGCACCGGTATTTGTTAATAAAATTTCTTTAATCGAATAGACATCTCCAACTGAAGTTGTAATTGCAACAGCTGTGGCATTAACTCCACCAGAGGGGGCAGATGATATTGCTACAATTGGAGTTGACGTATAATTATATCCATCATTAGTCAAAATAATTTTTCTAATATATCCAGTAGTAGTAGAAGCAATTCCAACTGCTTGTTGACCTGATGATATCAATTGAAGTTTTGTGATATATCCAACATTTTCTAGTGTAGAATCAATTTCTTCAACAGTTGTATTAATATTATTCCATCCACCCATTTCATCTTCATATTCAAATAGTTCACATTTTAACTCATAAACATATAACTTACCTAGTTGATAAAAATTAACTTCGTGCTCTACAAATTTAACTTCAAATATTCTTTGCCCTAATGGAAAATAAATTATGTCTCCTTCTCTGGGTCTTGTTGAAACTTCTACCTCTTCTTCATCCATTGTTTCTAAAAATGGCGATATAAAGTCTTCAAATCTTTCTTTTGAAATAATTAAACTCAATTCGTCTTTCAAATTCATTCCAAATTTTGATAAAATATCACCCTG